GTCGGGTCTATAAAATATTTAATACCGTAATCAAATTGCTGCAACTCTAAAGGTCGATTATTTAAGTCATACTTAACAACATCAAAATAAGTTGTAACAATGTCGTCTATAAGTATAATTAGATTCCACATCATGGCTGTAACTCTATCATCATGCTTTCCTTTCTTAGCGCTCCATGTACCATTTGAATGTTTGGTAAAGTCCTTTAATTCTTTAACCAAATGTATATCGTTTATCTTCACCGCTTCGAGCTCATTTAACCAATACCTCATATTCATTACACCTTTATACTTTGTGTTTGTATGAGCTACAATCCCTAATTGTTTATTCTTTTTATTATTTGCAGTAGCTGCTCCCCATGATACAATATTTTCATACATATGAGTATTTTTAAGAATATCAACAACTTGACCACCGCTATTATTTCTTTCAATATTTACTAATGGATTACCCCAATGTTTTAGTATTTCGTAAACCTTTTCAGTAAAATTATAAGGTGATATTAAATTGTTATGGTATGTAGCTACCTGCTCTATATTAGTAAGGTCAGTATAATCGAATATCTGTATAACTGATGCATCTCGACCTAAACCTTCTGCTGTATCGACACTTGCTATATATATTCTATCTTCTTTAGGTTCATCCCATAATAGATAGTGTCCATCATCAAATACAAATTTTGGTTCTTTTGCTTGAGTTGTTAACTTTTCCAATAGTTCTGAATCTAGAGAACTTTCACCGCTTGATATAAATTGACATTCAAATTCTTGCATCCACGCTTCGGTGCTCCCAATTGAAGCTATAGTGTCTTGCTTCCATTTATCATTTCTACCAGGAATTTCATTCCATAAAATTTTATCACATGCCCAATTTGATTCGCCAGATTCTGCACCCGTGTATAATTTATAGAATAAATTGTCTGTACCATTTGCTGTTGAAGCAATAAAGATTTTAGATTTTTTTGAAGCTGATACAATCGGATATACTGATTTCCAAAAGTCATCAACGAGGTGTTGTTCAATAAAAGCAAGCTCATCAAGAATTAAACAGTTAACAGATTGACCACGAGCTGCTGTACCGGTTGTTGTTGATATACCTATTCTCGTGCCATTAGCTAAAGTTACTGCAGTTTTACCATACTCTTTCACACCAGGTTTTAACCAATTAGGTAACTCTTCATATGCTAACCTGATCCTATTCATAATTTCTATAGCAGTACCTTCTTTATTAGCTACAATTAAAATACGTTGATCATTATTAAAACAAGCAACCCATAATGCATAGATCGTCATCATAGTTGTCTTACCTATTTGTCTACTTGCTAATAATATAAAGAATCTATTATCACGCATTTTACGTAGAGCTCGTTTTTGACAGTAATGTAAGTTTATTTTTTGTTTACCATCATCTAATGAAATAATGTGGAAAAAGCTTTCAGCAAAATATAATAAGTTGGTTTTAGCTTTTTTAAGCTCTTTTACCATTTTAGGGGTATACTCGAATTCAGCACCTACATTTGGTAGATCTGGATTATTCATATAATTTTGTTTATTTTTGATCATTTTGATATAAATATTTACATGTCGAAACAAAATAATCTAACCGAAATTTGGAATGTATATAATAACTCTATTATACAAGAGGGTAAAGCAGGTACTAGACCTATTGAAGGTGGTATGAAGAAGATGGGGCTTAAGCCAGGTAAAGGTGCAGTTGATTTAAATTCAAAAGCTGCTCGAGATATTCAGAATACAAAAGGTCAAGGTACAACAGAACCTGTTTATGAGATTGAAGGTATGGAAGAACCAATTGACCCTAAGACATCTAAGAAAAAGGATGAGTTATATGATAGTGAGAATTTTTCATCTCAAAAATATGATAAAAAGGTTGGAAAAAAGATAAAAGAATCTATAAATAATAATATGAAATCTACATTTGACAAGTTATTTGAATCAGTAATGTCCGAAGACGACCAAAATGAACTTGAAGCACTAGGCATTGATGCTGGTGAAGAAGGCGACGTTGACGTTGAAGAAACCGAGGAAGTTACAATCACCTTAGATCGTGATATGGCTGAAAAGCTTTGCGACCTACTTAAAGAAGCATGCGGCGGCGACGACGACATGGAAGCCGAAGATGGTGAACATCATAGTGCAGAAGATTACGAAGGTGAAGAAGGTTTTACTTCTTTTGAAGAAGCAGAAGAAGATGAAGATGAAGATGAAGACACAGTTGATGAAGCAACTGAAATGCATGAAGTTCCAAGTTCTGCAGGTCATAAGCTTCAATCAAAGCAAAACAAAGTAGGTAATGTTAGAGCATCTGGTGGTAAAGCAACTGGTAACTTAAAGAAAGTAAGTAACGGTGCTGGTCAAGATCTTCCAGATTCAGCAGGTCATAAGCTTACATCAAAGAAAAATGTAGTAGCAGGTAAAGCTGGTAAAGCTGGCGACTTATTTGCTTAAGATTAAAAAGTCAAATTTAAAAAGGTCGTAACTTTATTGGTTACGGCTTTTTTTTGTATAAATATAAGTATGCAGCTTTTTAAGAAGTTTTTTGAGAACAAATATAGCGGACCTCAAGTCGGGGTAAATCACCGACATCGTAGATCCATACCTAAAGCTTCAAGCAATGGTTATACTAGAAATACTTTAAAAATTATACCAGATTATGTTAAAATTGACCCGTCTAAAAACCCTAAGATTGAATCATTAAAAGATAAATCTGGTATGAGAGTATGTGATAGTAAAGATTTAGAATATATAAGAAAAGAATATAATACTATTCCAATAAAAGGTGAAATAAAAAAGATAGGTAGTACAGGTATACAGCTATACTATGATGAAAAAACAAATAACTTTATTATAAAAAAATGAGTACAAATTACAATGATTGCTATCCAGGTATGCAAGTAGCTGATGAAGCATGCTATAGATTTACTGATAAAAGTATCCAAGAATCTGAACGTTTTCTATATAGTAACTGGTGGAGAGAAGAAATTAACCAATTTGGAGTTAAAGTTAAATATTTTGTCAATACATTCAATGCATTAAGTGCTAATAATATATATGGGGAAGAACCAACGAAGGTGTTTGCACCACCAAGAGAAATAATTATTGCAGCTACATTAAATGAAAATGCAATAACATTATCACAATTTGGGTTTCAAAGTGATGATGATATAACTGCTTATATTCATATTTCATCTTTTCATGATCAGTTTTATACTTTAAGTGCTGTTTGGGAAACGCAATACAATATTGTTGAACCTAAAGCTGGTGATATATTCCAGTTAAGTGAATATGGAAATGATAGACCTAATAACCGTCAAGCCAAGTATTTTGAAATAACCGAAAAACTTGATGAAGATGTCGCACAAATTAATAATTTAGCTGGTCATTATGTTTTCTTAATTAAAGCTAAACGTCTAGATTACAGCTTTGAACCTAATATACCTTTTAATAATTTAACTAGTAATATCTCTGGTAATAGTCAAATATATGAAGATACATTTGCTGGTAGATTAGCTGGTGGGGAGAACCCAGAATCACAACCTAAACGAGATGGTTATGATGAATCTAATGCAGATAATACTAGTAAAACAGATGTGTTTGATATGTCAGTTAATGATACTGATGTATATGGAGATTATTATTAAACTGCAATATTTTGTAAAAACTCATCAGCTATCTCTATACTTTCAAACTTAACTGATTTTAAAGTTCTATCAGGTAATATAAATGTATATTCATACTGTTCATCTAAAGATTTAATATTAGATAGTTTATATAGAACACCACGTTTAAAGAGCCTGGTATGTCTTGTAGTATTATTTATAAACTTGGTCCCAGGGATATATTTCATCTACTTGTATACCTCGTTGTTCTTGCTCCATATTATATTTCATATCGCCATATCTTTCTGCAATATATTTCTGGAATGCGGTAGGTTTAATCCAAACATTACTTTTTTCTGAATCATAACCAATACGTTCTGCTCTTTGACATGCTATATTAACGCCTTCGTATAAGCATGCAAATCGAGCTAAAAAATCGATATCATATTCTTCTTTATTACTTTCTTCTTCTTTCATACATATATTGTATAAGGGTTCCTAAAAGCGTATATAATAGCTTATCATCATTTAATTTATACATTTTAAGAATTTCATGAGAGTTTTGTAAATTGGACATTAAGATCTTTTTATTTATATTAAAGAATATTTTATCATCACCAGTATGTTTACTGTTAATTTCATTTACATCATTATATATTAATTCCAAAAAAGTCTTTAGAATATCAATTTCTTTATTATTTTTTTGCTTTACTAAACCTTGTTCTACAGCATCAAATTCGTCTGTTTTTAGAGATTCTTTTAATGACGTTTTTATCTGATCAAATGGGAATTCATTAATTTTTGGTATTTCTTTTAATGAAGAACTCTCTACATCAGTAGTTACTTTTTCTATTTCACTCATCCTTGAGTATAAATAGGGTTAGTCGTTAATAGTGTATTGGTTATATTAGTTGCTTTTATTTCCTTTTTACATTTAGAGCACTCATATAACTTATCAGTATTAATTGCCATTTGTATCTGTTGTATATTACCACATGTCGGGCAGCTAACAGTTACCATACTTTTAGATCGTTCCTTTTCAAATTCTATTGATAATTCAATTGCTTTTTTTTGAAGTAAATTTTCATATATAGTATTGAAAATATAAAATCCGATAAATTGAAATAACGTAGCAATAGCAAATACCACTTTAAAATTGTCAATAAATAATAACCCGATTAACGTACTAATACATGCAGTTAGAATTATTGATATAAAATATTTTTTCATTATCTAATTTTAGTAACTTTTTCGTTTAAATCAACTATTAGTTTTTCTATTGATTTAGCTACCTTATACGAATCTTTTACACTTTCTTTATCTTCTATACTTGGGTTATTATAAGCTGATTTCAACATACTTATAGTATTTTCAACATTTATAAATAAATCAGATAATATACCATTAAAGGAATTTAAGGGGTATTGATCTAATTTTGGAGCAGTACCATCAGATGATTGTCTTCGAAGTAAATCATTAACATCCACCTGTTGAGGTGGGGTATCCGAAGATATACCACCTACTTCACGGTTTACATCAGGTATTTGATCTTCACCTAACAATTGTTCGACAAACATTTTTAGTTTTCCTTTGTTTTGCATATAAATATTTATAAATAATAATATGAGTTTATACAGTAAAAAATTTATTAAGTTTCTTAATGAGCAAGACGATGTTGAAGCAATGCAATCAACTTTAGATCCAGAAACGGACGTTGAAGACTTTGATATTGACGTTCCCGAAACATCAGATGGTTCACCAGTAGGTTCTCAACAAAGAGAAATGTTTGATGAGTTAAGTCAATGGATACAAGAGATGGATAAATTTTCTAACTATCTTAACGGTACGGATGATAGTATACAAACATCTCTTAACTCTGCAGAGTCAGATACAATTTTTGATAGTATTTCAAATTCAGAAACAAAGAAAATTGCCAGAGTTGCAATGGAAGTTTCATCACTAAGTGAAATCTTAAAAGGTTACTTAGCAGGTGCTAATGATCCAAAATACAGATTTAATTAATATTATGAATAAAGATCAAGATTTAATTTTTGAAGCTTATACACAAACTTTAACTGAAGGTTGGGAAGCTGGCACTTCTAAAGCTCCAAAAGGTAAATCATATGATATGTCACGTGGAGGTGCTCCAAGTAGTGTAGACGCGGCAAAAGATGGTTCAGGTGGTAGGTATAGAAAAACTCGACCACCCAGTGCTCAATCTAATAAGACGCACGGTGAAATGGAAGAAGAGGATGATAATGATCAATATGCTCCTGAAGATGCTCCTGAAGATGATCAATTCGAAGGAATGGAACCAGAAGAAGATGAATCAGTAGGTGATTCTTCTGATTTCGAAGATAAGGCTGAAAAGTTCGCTGATTCTATTGGAGATGCTGAGTTAGAGTATTTAGTCAATCTAAGTGGAGAAGAATTTGAGAGATTAAAAGGATTTTTACAAGATCAAATGGGTTACCGAGATCTCGGTCAATATAAACTCAACTAACTATTTTTAATCTCAGTTAATAATAATTTAGCTTTAAGACCTGAATGAGTATTTTTTAATATAAATTCAGG